AGAGATATAATTAAAATCAAAAGATAAATGAAAATGAAAAAGGTAAAATATATTTGACTTTATTTTTTAGAATTCGCTTAAAATTTGATTTCACTTAAAAACGATTCACTATAAAATTATTGAGATGAAAGATTATAGTAAAGGTAAAATTTATAAAATCGTTGATGAATCAAATGGAGATGTATATATAGGATCTACTATTAACTCATTAGATCTAAGATTTAGAACTCATCAAATATTCAAATATTATAATAAACTGAAATGTAATTGTAAGATAATTTTGATTGAAGATTATCCCTGTAATAATAAAAGAGAATTAGAAATGAGAGAACAATATTTTATAGATAATACAGATTGTATCAATAAAACAGACGCAGTCGTTAAAATTGAGAAAAAAAGAGAAGCGGTAAGAAGATGTAATGCGAAGAGATTAGTAGAATTGAGACCTTATAAAAATGAATGGCATACTCAGAGGATTAGATATGAAAAGACATGGGGAGGAGATAAAAGATATCATAATAATCTTTTGTTAATTGATGTAAATTTATTTCTTTGAATAAACACCTTTGAATAAATTTTCTGCAAAATTTAAATCGGTGGAAATAGTCTTGTCTATACGGTAAATTACTCCGCTGTTATCCCCAACATTCGCCGTTCCCCCTTCAGGATCTAAAATCTGTGTTTTAATCGATGTAATTGTTTTTTTCCTTGTCGCCGTAAATACAGCTCCGCCTCCATCATATGAGATAAAATCATTCGCTCCATTATATTTACCGACCACCGCCATTGTCTGTAAGGGATTACTTAGTTGATAATAATTAGCCGTATCTAATATATCTGAATTTATGAGAAAATATCCTTTGAGAATTTTACGAGGTAATTTATTCGCTACAATTTTAGTTGATAAATCATCACCAGTTATAACTATCGCTGGAGGAACTACAAAATCCGCTGTGTTGATAGGCGGTGGATTAGTATTTTGAGTTGTATTGTGATATGCTACATCATCATTTACATTCGGATTAAAAAGATTTGTTCCAAATACATTCACAGAAAATTGAAGAGAGTTTTGACTAGTTATAAGAGCATTTGTAGTTATCCCTGAACTATTAGGATTATCATTTGTAAAACGATTATTAAGATTTTTAATATTATCACCTGAAGCATTAAACTGACCATACTCAAATCCAAGAAGACCCCATATACTTTCAGTCCATTTATCTTCAGTAATACCCATATCCATGATAGCTATTCCTCCGTGAGCATCATAGATAGTAGATTGTAATAAATTTGTATTCATATTTATGAAACTATTTTGTGTTCCCTCTGTGAAACTACCTGTCACATCTATTACAGGATAAGGTTGCATCGTCGGCGTCCAAGTATCATATCTCAAAGGTTTATTTATCTTATAACAATCTGCACCTGCTTGTGATGATGCGGGAGGTGCTAATACTCCAGAAGCAGGGTTAGGGTCTCCAGCATTATAAAAATTTCCTACTTTTTCTGCTGAATGAAGATTACTTAATTCAAAACGACTTTCAGTACTATCAAAATTAAATAAAATATTATTCGCACCTAAATAAACTTCCCTTATTTGAGAATTACGAGTATATTGTTGATGACCATAATATTGAACTCCATTATATCCCGATGATAATATTAAAGCCGAGTTCCCATAAGCATTAAAATGATAATCATATCCTATTTTTGTTCCTGTATCTAACTTACCACCTTGATGACCGAAATATGATGAAGGTATCCCACCTATAGGTTCTGTAATTAGTGCTATCATATATGTGCTACCTGATTTCCATCTTCTGGCGAAGCCATAAGCAAGATTATCATTTGTATCTCCAATCGTTTCTGAAGCAGTTAAATTACTACAATTTTTATTAAAATAAAAGAATAAAGGAACAGATGAGATATCAGCATGTTGTGATGGCGGTTGTAAGCTATAAGTTGAATATGAAACATTATATAAATCATCACCAAGAGGAGCAATAGAACCTAAATTACTTGATGAAACTTGACAATGAATAAATCTCGCTTCCTCCCTAAATGAAGCGTTTAATGATGCTGAAGTAGTATTATAACTTGAATAATTTGAATTATCATTTGAAGCATTCGTTGCCTCATCCAATAATTCAGGATATATTATTTGAGAATCAAGAAATCTTTTCATTTTTTGTAAAACCTCATCGCTGTAAGTTAAATTTGTATAAATTATCGCTGTTCCTGAACTTGATAGAGGTATTGAACCAGCTATCTGATTGCCATGATAAGCAGTAAAAGCTCTTCCTGCTTCTACAAAATCAGGTCGTTTAAATCCTACATAAGCATAATTATTTAGATAATAAACTGAATATTCATTATTTACAGATTGAGAACCTACACCCACAGGTAATCCATCTATATCTGATGCGTTAAAATAATTAATCGCATTACCAGCGTTATAAAGAAACGAATTTGATGCGGGGAATGCTTTATAAGCGGTCGAATTTACAATAATAGAACCCGATGAACTAATTGTGACATAAGGTTCCTCAGTTTTAAGTAATTCATTTGTAATATTTGTAGAGATAACTGATGGAGCATTATAACCTGATTCTACAGATAATTTAACTTTTTCACGATATCTATTGTATCCACAAATCGCAGGATCAGGTTTAACACTTGTTCCGTGAGGCTGAAAATAATCTGATTTTGATGCTGAACTAGTTAAATGATTTGACCATACTATTCTATCCATCTTAAAAAGTGTATATTTAGAATTATCTTGTTTTAGTTTTCTGGCGAGACAATCGGCATTACATGCATTTGTCGCTTGTATAGCAGTTTCATCTTCAAAAAAATCAGGTCTAAATGTATGAGAGGCACTTTGATAATAAGTATTTAATCCTATCCCGTAATTATCAGAGGCATTCCAATATGAAGCACTTGTAGTATGCGAGGAAGTAAAATCAGGTTGTCCCGAATGATCACTATCTGCATTATAATCCATCCCAAAATTTCTCGGAAGAGTAATATTATTTTCACCATTTGTCGTTTTGTAATATTCAAAGACTACTGTAGCCTCATTATCTTTCATATCAACTTCTTCTTCTACATTTTCACTTGTTTCATAAGCATAACCAGTAGGACTATGTTTTTCTTCAAGAAACACTCCTCCAGGAGGGATAATCTCTTTATATCCTATATAATTTACATTTGTCGTTTTTGTATAAGTGATAGTTTTTTTACCGAGAACTTTACCATCCATTTGAATAACTGAGCCTCCTGCACCTCTTTGAGCGATATGAGCCGATTGAATACTTACCTGATCACCTATATCAATTGTAATTCCATTTGAGACCTTATTTGTAAAAATAGCTGTATCACTATCAGCGAGATTACTGGCTGAATATTCTTCACTTGATAACCTATTAGCATCAAGTAAAATAGTTTGAGTATAACCGCCTTGAGACATTTATATAAAGAAGAAAGTTATTTTTTTTTATTTAAATTAAAGTAAAGTTGTTGTAGCGAAACCATTACTAATCGTTGTAAGTTTAGCGAGTTCTAACCAAGACCTTTGAGTGAAATTACCGCCGTCTCCGAGACCATCATACTTGTAATAATATTCAATACCACGAGTATTTACTCTTTCATTACGATTGAGACGATACGATAACCAGTTGAAGCGACCATTTACCCCTACTTCATCTGCATCATCACCCGAGTTCTGAGCGTATCCCATAAATTCATCACCAGTAAGAGCTGTTCCTTCAGCACAGAATTCTTCACGAGTAATGAATGGAACCATCCCTTCCGCCTGAGCCGTATTATGAAACTGGCGAGCTGGATTTGTGACATCAATCGGATATAAGAATTTATCATTATATTTAAGATTCACAGTTAAGGAACCATTAAATTTAGTGGATAAAGGAGCTTCACCGAAGGAATAATGAGCTTCAGGTGAAATACTACAAAATTTATTTGTAGTCTGTAAATCACTTGTAGCGAGATCAGGTTGAAGACCTGTGATAACTTTAGTGACGATACGAC